GGCATATAAAAATTTATCATATGCTCCATAGTATTCATGCTATGTGTGTGTTTACATTCAATAAGTACATTGCTTTGGTAATCATATCCATCAAGTGTACCTTTGAGATTGATACTACCATACGTTTTTGTGAATGGTACTTGATTGGAAAAACCATAGTCGTATTCTTGTTGCGACCACTGCATATTGAATGATTCTGTTTGTGATCCAAGTTGTACGTTGAACTCACGAGACAAATCTTTGCGACCGATCTGACCCATCTTGATCTTGTATAACTCGTTCCACTTACCTTGCATCAAAGATACCATGTCGCTACCTCTGATGAAGTCTTCTCGCATAGGCGAGTGTCGTATGTCTATTGCCATTGAAACCTCCATTTCTGCTATCAGCATACACTATTTATTTAATTATATCAATAGTTTAACTAAATAAATTTGGTCTTTGTAAAAAGATCAGACCAAATTTATTAGAGAAACTATTAGTTAGGTTGGTAATTATAATTCCTATTCGTTGCAGTCACACCTGCAGGTTGTATGTTATCGTTTTTATCAGGCACAAATAATATTGACTGATAAAATTCATAATAACTTTTTAATTTTATTTTTCCATATCTGTCACGATCAGATATTTCTTTTGGCACATCTTCAAACCTTTCATTGTCTGCATTAACTTTATCTACTGCACCTTGTATTTTATCATAAAGTCTTTTGCTATAAGGTCTGTTCCAATTCGCTTTTTTGTTTTGCATTACTTATCTCCTATTGAAGCTATTAGTTTACTTGATATTAATTCCACCAGTGACTTACGATAGTATAGCTTTGGCTCTACATATTGATAGATCTCTGCCAGTGATGGAAAGAACTTGCTGTTGAGACATATCTTGTGACACGCATCACGCAATATATCTGCAGGTATATGACTTAGTTTTGAGGCATAAACTTTTGCTTTGAGTGCCATGTCTCTTTCAGTCAATGCTGATTGTTTGGCAGTACATACCATGACTTCCATGATCCAATCTTGAATATCTTTTGGATCAGCTACAGTCATAGCTTCTTGCATAGTCTTGATGATAAGATCTTTTTGTCTAGCAAGACTACCTGCCACTTGCGATATTGAAGGCATCTCCCATCTGAAGAATACAAATGAACTGTTGACTCGTTCATTTATCTGACAGTTGAGAGTAGACTCTAGCATAGAATGAATCTTCTTTGTGTATCCGTTTGGATCTGTTCCCCACTGCTGAACGAGAGTTTTTGCGATTGGTCTGTTTGTCACACCATTTGCAATATTCCTGATCCCAGTCTCCTCTACGATACTGGTTGCCAATGTAGAAATGTTTGAAGTATTTAGTTTCTCTGTCATGGTTTACCTCCTTGTGTTTGTCCATGATTGCTTGGCTTGGTTGCCAATCTTTAGATAGTAGGTTCATTGTATTTGCTCCAGTGGTCATTCCAAATTTCTGTAGCAATAGCATCACACCAGTTTTTGTCTGACTGATACTTGGGTTTCATCTTGTAGTTGATGAATCGCTTAAGCTGTGACACATCATCTGCTGTGTCAAGCTGATGTTCTAGTCCTTCGATAGAAATTACTTGATCGTAATAGTCTTGCCATAATGCTTTGTATTTGTTCATTGTTTACCTCCACTACATTCAACAATCATTTCTGTAATCCTTGCAGGAGTTACAATAGTATCGTTGCATCTATTGCAACATCTACCATCTGATATTGGTTCGGCACTATTGCCTTGATCCCAATACATTACACCTTCTTCAGTGTATTGTTTCTCTATTTCTTTGTGGCATATCACACACATCATTTGATTATCTCCTTAAATATTTTATCTGGAATAATGGCAACCCATTTAGGATCACCAGTCTTACGTTTATACATAGCTATATCTTTTCCTTGTAACACTTTGAATACACTAGGAAATTTATCTACTGCTCTGTATTTTATTTCGACAATATATTCTTTATTATTTATTTTAATTTTTATATCGCCAGTATGTTCCCCACCAAGACTACCTGATAGGGGAACTTTTTTTACTGGTAACTTCCATAAAGTAAATAGTTTTACAAACCAATTCTCATGATAGTTACCTTTGATTTTACTTTTACTTGCCATTTTTTATGCCAAGTTTTTCAAGATCTTCTTCCAGTCCACGGACTGTTCTTTTTAATTCATTAATAAGTTTATGCAGTATTATTATTTTACCCTGCAAGAATGACTTATCCATGCCTTCTTTTACTAGTTGGTCTATTACATTATTCATTAGAACTCTCCATCATCATGTGAAATTGTAAGGTAAATTTGCAATGCTTCACACCAACATAGCAAATTAAAAAGTTTGGGTTCAACAAGTTTTCTTTCCCATTGTCCAAACAACTTAGTGTCAATACCAATATCTAAAGCTAATTTTTCTTGCGAAATTTTTCTATCTTTTCGCAACAAAACTAGCTTGTCGATTAACGATACATATTGATATCTGACTGTATTTTTCATTGTATTAGTGTAGCCACGCAATAAGGAGAAACTGCGTGGCTACTACCCAACCAACTTAGGTATTAGTTGAAGCTGTGTTTGATCTGAGTATCCATCATATCATTGAGGATATCAGATGCTTCTTTGCCTTGCCAATCTTTGGGTGCGTGTTGTTGCTCCCATATTTTGATTGTCTTGGCAGTCATCATGTTGATCCATACTTCAGGGTGGTAGTTGCCATATGGTTTGGCAACCTCACACATATGGTCATACATCTGTCTGAAGTCTTGTGGTATGCCAATCCGTGCAAACGTCTGGCACATTTTTAGTTCTGCTGTAGTATAAGTAATGCTCATATTAACCTCCATTAAGCGAACATTGAGTTGGGTCGTTTCATATATTGTAGCATTTTACTGTTACGTTCTACAATAGATTTGTTGTTGCTACTTACATTTTCTGGGTGAGATATCCAATGTGTAACTGCATTGTAAACACCCCACTTGTTGTTACCAATGGCACGTTTGTAATCTCTCCAGTGTTGTTGTAACTTGGCATACTGTGTTTCGTTGCGATACTTACCATCAATTGTTGGTCTGTTTGTCCAAGTTAGTTTTGCAAATAGTTGATCTACTTGTCCTTGTGTCACTTTAGTATTGTACCACTCACGATAACGAGTTTCATTACTGCGAAACAAATCGACTGACTGCTTAAGATGCTCGAAGTTGTATCTAAAATGTCCATTGTGTTTGAGTCTGAAGTTTGCAACTGTATCAGGTGTAGTACATTTGTTCATACAAAACATACGAAGTCCATCAGCTTGTATCATGATAGACCAGACTCCATTGTATGAGTTACGAACTGATATCTGAAATGCAACATAGTCTTGCATTGCAGGATCATCAAAGCATATCTCTTTGAATACCAGTCTTGTGTCCATCATTGCACCATTGTCAATCATGTTGATCTGTGTGACATATGGTGTTTTCAAAGTATCAGCTAGGTCAATGATAGGATCAAGTACCTCTGCATGAGTGACTGGTTTGTATGCTATTGAGTGACAACCAAGATACTCCATTGTATCTGCACGGACAATCATTTGTTTGTCAGGACATTTGACAAGTTTGGTTGCACAGTCATCATCATATGTACCTGCCATTGATATTGTTTCGATTGGAAAGTTGTATTCTGCAGGTCTGTCTACAAGTTTCGCTAGTTGAGTCATGTGATTCATTGTTACCTCCTTGAATCAGTTTGGGTTAAAAGCTACAAGTGTAAATACAAATGTAGCAAACATTAATATACAAAAGATTATGTATATCAAATAGATTATAAAGAAATTATTCATTTTAGTTTTCTCACTTCATATTGTTGAACGTGTTGTTTGCTGCAACAGCAAACGAATAACTATCAAGGTATTGCCACTCCCACTGCCGAAGCAACAAAAAAAAGAACCTCTGTTCTGCGTAATGCAGAACAGAGGTAGTTACTCTCTATGCGAGAGTAACGAACTTCTTTTTTACCTTAGCGACTTTAGCTTTGGTATTAGTCGAACCAACTGACTTTCTGTTGGGATCAAACTTAGAACCATATAGATATTCATAACTGTCGTTATGAGAATCATAACAGTTTTTAACAACGTCATAATCCTCTTTGAGTTGTGACAGTTTTTCTTCTAACTTATCTATGTCGGTCGGAAAACCAAAACCACTACGTCTTTCGATAGCCATACGAGCATAGCCACCATTACTATCCATAGCATTATCATCACTATTCAAGTCCTGAAGAGCGATACAACCTGCGTTGTATTCGTTCTTGACTTGATTAACAACACGATGCAACGAACCCATAAAACAAGTAAATAAGTATTTTTTCTTATATCCAAGTTGGGAGCCATTCTTGGTATCTTCTTCTGTGATACCAAAATCATTTAGTACTTCTAGTATGTTTGTCTTAACTTGTGTCATTTGTATCTCCTTTGGTTTGTTGATGACAAGCTCGTGTCAATCATGATGTCGCAACTACCAATAAGCGTGTCGCTTCAGCGACACACAATAACAATTGCAAGAATAAAATCGTCTTTGTCGAGGCGAGTAGCCGAGCTATTTTATTCTTGTAATTAGCGACATTGTGATAGACACCTAGTCTTGGCTCAACAAAGCAAAGGAGATCCTCACAAATGACCAAGACAAACATATGTAGATGTACTTGATTTTGATATTACAGAAACACTGGGAGATACCAAGAATGGTGGACAACGACCCCACCTATCCTCGATATTCATATAGTACACAAGGTATTTACTTGTTGATTGGGAGTAACTACACACTTAGTATTTACCTTAGTAAATACGTAAGGCGTTTCGTACTCGGTGAGAGTCGAAACCTACATATGTGTAGTTACGTTTCCGTGCGACTAGCACACCTTATGTTTGATTCTTTTATAAAGAAGAAGCCATGTGAAGCCACGCAGTGACAAAGTAAAAAGTATATCTTTTTACGTCTGTGTCACGAGGACTGCAACATGGACTAGTTTTTGGTACTTTGGCGTTACAAAGTACAACTAGTCTTTGGTTCTTTGGCGTTACAAAGAACACGTATCAACCTTGTAAGTGTCTGTTTTTACTTGAGAACTAGAATACCCTTGACATATGAAATTAGCTCATTCATAAAAGGGGGGTAAGGGGGGTTCTCTTGTTAAAACAGATTAAGCTAACCAAGAAACAGAAGTTGCTCGTTGATACGATCGTAGCATTTGGTTGCAGTATCAAAGAGGCTAGTGCAAAGTCTGGATACGCAGATGGCGAAGCAGGAAGAGTGACAGCTAGTAAGACTTTGCGTTTGCCTCATGTTCAGGAATATATGCAACAAGTGATTAGACAGAGTATAGGTCTTAATGCTACGATTGCTTCAAGAAAGGTATTGGACTTAGCGAGTAGTGCTAAGTCTGAATACGTACAGCTTGAAGCAAGTAAAGACATACTAGATAGGGCAGGTTATAAACCTGTAGAGAAATCAATGTCACTAGTGCAGGGTAATATCTCTGTTAGTATAGACCTAAGTTAGGCAAGGGGGTTAAAAATGTTGACTACCTATATTGACAGTGGTCTCATACAAACATTAATAGCTGAAAAGGTTCGATATGGCTAAGACACCTGCATGGCAAAGAAAAGCAGGAAAGAATCCTAAAGGTGGACTTAATGCAAAAGGTAGGGCATCATATAAGGGTGGCACATTAAAAGCACCAGTTAAGAGTGGTGATAATCCCAGACGAGCAAGTTTCTTAGCAAGAATGGGAGCTTCGAAAGGACCAGACTATGATTCCAAAGGTAAACCTACGAGAAAGTTATTATCGCTTCGTCAATGGGGTGCATCAAGTAGTGCAGATGCTCGTGCGAAAGCTAGAGCAATTACTAAACGAAATAAGGCAAAAAAGAAATAAGTATGAATTTCATCAACTAAAAAAGGAGACTACTATGCCAATGGGTAAAGGAACATATGGAAAGACAAGAGGCAGACCACCTGCAAAGAAGAAGATGGGTGGAGGTCTTACTGCAAAGCAAAAGACATTACCTACTGCTTTACAGAAAAAAATTATGAAATCAAAGAAGAAGTAAATGGCAGTTAATGCGGCAGGAAATTATACAAAGCCTACAATGCGTAAGGCTTTGTTTAATAGGATCAAAGCAAGTGGCAAAGGTGGCAGACCGGGTCAATGGTCTGCACGAAAAGCACAGATGTTAGCCAAACAATATAAGGCTAAAGGTGGTGGTTATAGATAATGGCACTTGCTAAATCACAAAGGTCACTTCGTGCATGGACAAGACAAAAGTGGAGAACGAAATCAGGTAAAC